TTTGATAACGATACGATACACGTTTGACGCAGGTGCGACTGCAAATGTTACAGTTACTGTATTGACACCAGTCACGACGTAATCAGCATATACGATTTCACCTGTTGAAATTTCTCGTAATTCAACAATAACGTCAAGTGTATTTAAGTTATGCGTAATTGGAATTGATGTTAATAAAGGTGAACCTTGAACAATGTTTGCAGCATATCTGCCTACAAGATTCGTTAAGTGAGTTGTTAACTTTAATGGTGTGATTGCACGAGCATCATCAGTTCCTGTTGTTACTTCTGCTTGCGTTGCAATTTCGATTAAACCGGCACGTGTTTCTGTTGATGTAACAGAAGCTAAAGATGCAGGTGTAATTGCTTTAATTGTATCAGTTCCAGTTTGTGCTTCTGCGTTTGTTGCAAGATAAACCATACCAAGTATAGTTGTAGTTGCTTGTTGTCTGTTACTTTCTAATGCAATCCAGTCAGCAGCAGTAGTTGGTCCTGCGTCATCTTTATTTGCAATAATAACATCACCAACGTTTAATGTCATTTGTCCGCCTACGTTACCTGCAACTGTTACATACCAATAATCGCCTTTTTGAGTTCCTGGGGCAGCTCCAACTACAGGGAACGTTGACCCTGATGCGTCAAATGATCCTTCAAGATTTCCTAACGCAACAACAGTAGTATCAATATACGATTTTATTGCAGTTGATGTTGCTAATGTTGTTGTTGATGCATTTGCTAAATCCGATACAACGCCTACAGCTGATGTAACACCAGTGCCAGCAACAACACGACCGATAACAGTCATTGTTGCAACATCTTGAATTTTTGCAAACGTTACGTTCTTATCTGTAATTTTAATAGTCGTAACAGAATTAGAAGCTAATTCATTATTGCTAACACCGCCTGTTGCAATTTTAACGCCTGATGCACTTACAGATAATGTTGCGCCATCAAGATTTACTGCTAATGATATTGCACCTGTTGTGCCACCGCCAGTTAAACCGTTTCCTGCAGTAACTGCAGTTATATCGCCTGCCATACTTTTCCAAGCAGCAGCAGTTCCGTCGTAATAATAGACTAATTGGTCTGACGTATTATAATATACTTGACCCGCAACTGGTGATCCAGGAGGTGTTCCTAAATTTTGCAATGCAACATTTAGTATTTGATTTTTCGTCAAGTCTAAATTACTTAATAGTTTCATTTTCTATAATTATTTTATTTATTTATATATTCTTAATTCACGTACGCTTTACCACTGAAAGCAGCAGTGAATGTCATAACAACTGTATTCATATCTTGATATTCTTTATCGCCATAAACTTCTGTGCTTGCTGAATCAACAATTGTGACTACAGCGTATTTTCCAAGATTGTGATTAATTGTCCAAGTTGCTGAAGCAACAATTTGATTATGCACATATGTTTTATCAGCAACTGATGCAAGTGCATCATCAACATATCCTTTTGTTGTTATATGATCGTTATCAGCAGCACCTGTTGCTATATCAGTAACACCTGATAATACATTTAGATTTGTTGTTGAGATAGTATCAGATTCGACAATTGAATCTAATGCGCTAATCATAACTCGACCATTATTTAATGGTGCTGAAGCATTTGTACCGCCGTTTGCAATTGGTAGTATGTTAAATACATCAGCAGTTAAATCAACAGACGAACCACTCGAAACAACTCCGCTATCAATTCTTAATAAACCGTCATTGATTCCTGATAACGTTAATCCAACAAATGATGGTGAATTTGTTGTTCCAAGATTTTGATTAAGGTTGCTAACGTAACCCCATTGGGCATTAGTTATTACATTTGTATCAATATTCGATAATTGTGTTACCTCATTAGAAGTAAGACTAAGAACATTGTTATTATTGATACTAACGCCACCAACTGTTGGCATATTTGTGATTTCTATATCAGTAAACCAGCCTTTAGCAATTCGTGAACCTGTTGTTCCTATTTGATTTGTTGCTGAAATAGTTCCGCTTACATTTTGCAATAAGCCATTTCCTAATGATGTAAGTACAATGTTATTAAATGTAGGTATTGATGTTGTCGAAACATTTTGATTCATGTTTCCTAAATATCCCCACTTTGTAGAAGATATTGATGTTGACCCAATGTTTGCTAATTGCAAATATATGCCAGTTGTTAAACTTATAACATTATTATATTGTGCAAGTGATAAATGATAAAATTCATTAACAGCACCACCTTGTTTCGATATTAATGTATTATGTGCAAGCGTTGGTATTCCGTTTGTTAATGATAGCCATTGAGCACCTATAAATCCTTCAAAATCTGTACCAGTCCATCGGATCATACCTGCAACAGCAGTGTCGGACGTATTTGGCAACATTTTTATAGTGCCATCTACTTGTATTGAATATTCTATCCGTTTAACTAACTCCATGTTCTATACTATTATTTTATTATATATTCGTTTGAATACATGGATAACTTCAACTTAATAAATCGAATGAATTTTAAAAAACGTAATTGATGTCGTTTAAGTAATTACAATATGCACCAGTTAATAAAGCAGACCATGCGGTATTATCTGTAACATTAGGTATTGATGTACCATCATTGTATTTTGATGTTGCAAGATTTTGAGCAAGCCACGTTTGTGTGCCAATTGTAACTGAAGTATAAAAATTTCCATCTCCATCTGTTACTGTTGTATTTGAATTATCGTTATCTCGTATGCAACGAATGCTTAACCCTGATGCGTAAAATGGATTTGAACTATAAAAAGTCGGACCTGTATAATTTAATAAATGTTCAAAAGCAGAATTAACATTTGCAATTGTTGACGACCAATACTCTGCACCGGTATTTGGATGTGTTTGAAATGTGCCATCTGTAAAACGTGTACCTGCAGGCTTACCCGTGAAACCTGTTGTATTTGTTGCACCAGTATTTGGCGAATCCCAATGTGTTGTTCCAGTTTCTTTTAATGGTCCACCAGCAACTCCTGAACCGCCAAGATACGTGATAAGTGTCCAGAACTCTGTATCGGTTGGCACGTGCCAACCTGTAGGAGCAAGCTTGCCTGTATTTACTGCATACCAATTGTACAATCTTCCATAACCTAAAACAGATGGCGATTGTACTACTTGCGGTTTATATCCTAACAGATGAATGAATTCCATTTAATACTGATTTATTAATTGATATGTTACTTCAGCAGTTGTTGTTTCCTTTGTACAAAGTAAAACGTAAACATTTTTCTTTGCACCATCATATGTGAATTGTCCTGGTATTAAATGAAAGGTTGCAGGGAATATCGGTGCAACAGAACCTGTCAGTGTTAATAATTTACTAACATTTTCCTTATAAATTGCTGTAAAAGTTGTAGATGATAATGTTTTTTGTGAATTGATTGAATTTGCTTGAAAAATCAATAACATTATTTGTCATTGCTAATGTTCAGCGTGTATTACCACTTACCAATGAAGATAAACCAGACATTGATGAATTTGACATTATTATTTATTTTTTTAATTATTTGAATCTTCCTTGTAAATGATTATAATTTTGCAATTCATAAATAGTTTTATTATGATCTATGCAAAGTCTTTTCAATAATACTTCTTCTAATGTATAACACAATGCAAATGTTATATCGTGTATACTTTTAAGCAATTTTATTTTTTCAAATACTTCATTAATATAAATATCTTTAAATGTAATATCATTAAATCCCAAAAGCCCACTGCATATAATATTTCCTATGTTATCAATCGAAATACCTAATTGCATAACTTCTTTGTTGAAACTACAAGATCTTAATTTTTCTGTAATTATATCAGCATCTGTTTTTGGCATTTCATATAAAGTTGCATCAATATCAATATGTATGTATGGTTCTTTTTGAAATTCTTGTACTTGAAATTTTCCAATGTAAATTAATCTATCATCTATAATTGGAAAATTAATTATTTCAACATTATTCTTATCAATAATATCTTTTATAACTTCATAGCCAGCAACATCAGTATACATTTTATAATCTGCTATTTTTGAATGAACACTGTAAGATTTTTGCAAATATTGTTTCATACTACGAATAGTAGAAAATCCTGCATTTAATCTTTCTCCTTCAAAAGTATTATATGTCTGAATTATTTTATGCATAAACCTTTCCTCTTATAGTTCCAGTTAATGTAACAGAAACATATGTTGTTGCAGGGTCAAAAGTTGCGTCATGACTAACTGCGAAAGTTAAGCCATCAGATATTTTTGGAATTGAATTTGTTCCTGATTGATATGTTCCGCCAAATTCAGATGTTATGACATATCTATATCCGTCACCTGCTAGATTACCGTATGAACGATCAGAACTAACGTACGCACTATTTCTAGCGCCAAATTGACTTATCGTGAATTTTGTATTTGTTGTTGGTATTACTCTATCAGTTAATAAAATTTGACTGAAGCCATCAAAATCAACGTATCCTTCAGTTAATCCTGTGAAGATATTGATTGTATCTGTTGATGTGCTGGCTTTCATTCTAAAAATAACTTCAGCAGTAAAGAAGCCTCCTTGTAAAATGGTTCCTTTTACTGTTAAATCAGGATTACTATTATTCTGCCATGTATACGCGTTTATTTTATTATCGACATATTTTTTGTTTACAACTTCTAAATCGTTTATAAATGCTAAATCATTATTATATACTATTTTTCCATCGCCTTGTATATAAACCTTTTCATTGTTTTCAGTTAAGAATGAAGCTATTTTTTCTGTATCTGCAAGATATGTACGCCCAGTACTTCCATCAGATTTACATGCGTTTAATGAGAATCCTGCACCACTAGGCGCAGTTGCACCTTGGTAACTTGTAATTGATACTGGTGCGTACGCGCCACCTGTCGAATTTGTAAAACCTGCTAGTTGCATTCCGCCTATAGCATGTCCAACACCTGATACCATACCAGCAACTTGTCCATCTATTGCAGGTCCAAACGGTAATGACCCGAAAGGCGTGGCTGCCATGTATGTATTTCGATAATACGTAGATGCATTTCCATTTAATGTGAATACTTGGTTTGCACCTAAATATGAATATCCGCCAATAAGTAATTGTTCATTAAATTGTGTTGTGCCTGTAACTGTGCCACCTGTTAATGGAAGATAACTTCCAGATAAACCACTTATTGCGCTATCAACATAACCTTGTGTAGGAAACTTATTATTATTACTTGTTCCTGTTACGACACTTGTAATACCTGAAAGAACAGCTAAATTTGTTGTTGTAATTGTTGACGATTCGACAATTTTTCCAAATGAACTTATCATAACGCGTCCATTAACTAAAGCAGTTGACGAGTTTGTTCCGCCATTTGCTATAGGTAATAACAAATTAGATATAACATTTGAAACTTTATTATTTACCCATTCAACATCGGGAATTGAACGGTTAACAAAGTTTGCGCTAAAATCATTATTGTAGATCATACCAGTAAATGATAATGATCCGCTTGATATTTCAAACGAATTATTTGCAACTAGCCAGTAAGCGTCAGCATTCGCGCTGATATTACTGAATGAACTCATTGGGTTACCAAAACTCAATGTATGTCCTGCACCAAATACATAAGTATCTTCTGTAATTGCTCCACCGAATTTAATAACTTCATTTGAAATTGTTAATCCGTTTTCTGCTGTTAATTTCGGAATACTTGCAATTTGCTTATCTACATATCCTTGTGTAACTAATTTATCGTTATTTATATCTGGACTGCCTACGCCTATCGTTATTCCTGTGATTCCGTCTAATAAATTTAAAATATTTACAGAAACAGTGGATTCAATAATTGTGCCATTTTCGCTTATCATTACAAATCCATTTGCTAAAACCGCATTTGAATTTGTTCCACCATTTGCTATCGGCAATATTCCAGAAACTTGCGAATCCAAATCTATTTTATTCGTCGTGCTCAAGAATCCGCCGCTTACAGATAAAGGTCCATCAGTTAAAGATGATAAATTTATGTTAGAGAATTCTGGTGCAGAACCAGACTTAACATCTTGGTCCAAACTTCCAAGTAAACCCCATTGATACGCTTCTATGACAGTATTTTGAATTTTAGCCAATTGCGTATATGCGTTATTGCTTATACCTATTAAGTTATTGTATTGAAATAAAGAAAGGTGATAAAAGTCATCATCTAAACCTCCTCCTTGTTTTGAACCTAGTGCATTATGTTCGATTGCTGAAATATCGCCTGTCAAAGATACCCATGCGCCATTTACAAAACCTTGTAAATCAACACCGTTCCATCTAATCATTCCACCAACACCAGCATCGCTAGTATTCTGTAACAATTTTAATGTGCCATCAATTTGTGCTGAATATTCTATTCGTTTAATTAACTCCATTATGATATTAAATTGTTATGCTGTTTGCTTTGTATTTCAAAATTCCTGTAAACCCAGTAGCATCTGCAATTACGTCTAACATTAAATTGTTTCCACTTATTGATGCGTTGAAATTAATTCCAAGATTTGAATTTGTTGGCAATGTTATGTATTCTGTTTCTAAACCAGGATTTGCGCCATCGTGTAGCATTTTTATGTTTCCTGTTGCAAAAAAACCGTTTCTTTCTAATGTATATGTTATATGAACAGCGCGTATTTGAGTTATATCGCATACTGATATACTTGTTGTTGCATTATCTGCAATATTTTCAATAAATTCTGTGTCAACAGCAACAGGTTCACCATTCCATGATAGAATTGTGCCATTGTCGCTGAATAAATCTAAAGTTGAAATGTTTGTATGCTCATGATCATTAACCGCAACCAAATTATTGCCAACTATTGCAATTGTTGTACCGTCCACATTTACTGCTAGCCCATTGCCTGGTGTCCCAGCGTACAATGAAATCGCGCCTGCTGCGTATACCACTGCCGCATTTAATTTGTCATATGTTACAGCACCGCTGTATATTTTTCCATTGGTAACCGCATTATTCGATAATTGCGTTGCCGTGATACCACTATTCTTTACGTACAATGCAGTACTATTCCATCCAATTGTTGTATCGTCATACAATACACTTATTGTGTTTCCTATTTTTGAAATTCCGTTTCCTGCAAGCAGAATACCAATGCCGTTAAATTGATTAAATGTTAATGTATCAGTTCCTAAATTGTATATTCCATTTGCCGCGATTGGTGAACCGCCTGCAGCAGATAAAATATAACCAGCGCCTTTATTTACATTTCCTTTATTTACAAAACATGTCATTCCTAATCGAACTTCATTGCTGCTAGGCAATACGTTATCGCAGTCAGATGCTCTATAAAATTTGTTGTTTGTTACATTATACGTCCAAATACCATTGCCTTTTGCGTCTGATGCATTTTTGATTAAAATTCTAAAGCCGTCTGTTATTGATACGCCATCTATTGATTTTGGATTGATTATGTTACCCCAATAATCTGTTCCTTCGCCTGCTGTTTCCGCGTTATATGTGTATGGCGAATTGTTTGTATTTTGCAATTCGGTAACAGTAGTAGTTGCAACATCGACAGGTTCTTTCGTAGAAGCAACATTTGTTTTTGTATCAACATATATTTTTGTTGCAACGTCATTATCGGTTTGTGGAATACTTACATTGCTGATAGCATGTCCGTTCATTGAAAGGTCAGAATCGACAAGTAACTTTGCTATCGTTACTGATGCATTCTTTATTTGTTTACCACTTATCATTGTTCTTTTATTTTATTTATATATTCAATAATTGTGTTGTAAAAATAAATGTTTAGCAAGAAATAACTTGCGTAAGTCTTACACACGTTGTTGTTTGTGTACTTATATAATCTATCAATAACTCATATTTTGTCAACGTCTTTGCATACATATGCGTCCGCATTTTGATTTAAGTGTAGATTTGTAGTAGCACAGATGCTGTTAACATCATCAGATTAAATTTTTTATGCGCCTCCGCCTGTTATAAAATCAATAGTATCATTGATTCCATCTGTTGACATTAAATAATATAATGATATTTCATCATCTGTTGCTAATTGATAGCCTGCAATACTTCCGTTCCAATAAACTTTATCACCAACTTGTATATCAATAATTGCTCTTGGCGTTACTCCGGAATCTCCACTAAAATAACAAGAACAATTGAGTTTGGTATTATCGCCTACATCAATTCCAACCCCGTTTATTTCAACTTTGACATATGAATTATTTACGGGCGTTGTTGATATACCAAGCGTTGTTGCTAATGAACCGTCTGCTGTTGTAACAAGACAATCCATTTTTTTATCGCTAGCTGTATCTTGAATCGACGCAAACGCAGTTGCCCACACTGCAGCGTTTGGTGTATCAATTACGCATATGTATGTTTTATATGTTATTGTATTTACCCACAATGTACCTATTTCTGCTGTTTCGTACGATACAGATGGCGGGATACTACTATCACCAGCGTTTGGATTACGTGCTGCATTTATTGTTTTTCTTTGAAATCCAGTATGACCAGATTCGTTGAATCCCAATTCAAATAACTCCGAGTGATTTGCAGTTCCGCTGCCTGGCGAACCTATTGTTCCACTTATTGCTGCTATATCATTGTTGCTGATTGACGCGCTTAAACTTGTACAAAAATGTGTTCGAAGTACTTTGTACAATTTTTTATCTGGTGCTGTTATGTTTCCATTATCATAAGATAATATTTGACCTGCTAAATAAGTATAACGTTTTCTTAAATCTGCTCCTGCATCGTGGTGAGTTGTTATACTTGTAATTACATTACTTAATAAAGTGCCAGGCGTTATTGCTGGCGCATTTATTGATTGTCCTGTTTTATAATTCAAATAATTTTCAGACGTTCCTTCTGCTGAAACACCCCAACTCCAAGGACGTAAATGATTGAATCCTGACGCTGAACTGTAATTGGCAGGTACATATACTATACCTAAAAGTACAGATTCATCTGCAAACAATCCTGCATTGTTTAATTGAGTTTCAACGTATGATACATTGAAAAGATCCGTTAAATTTGTCGAACCATTCACGACAGTTATTTTTGCTTTGTAAAAAGCAGTGTCTGATATTTCTGCTCTGTTTGGATAACCACTAGATGCATATATTAAATCATATCGACCATACGATGATGTTGGTAATACTGTTATATCGCCTGGTGCATTATCTGCTTGAACTACTGCTTTGTGACGATATGTTACGCCATTAATTCTTACATAGCCATTTGTTATTCTAATGTATAAAGGGTCGGCGTCGCCGCCCGCTCCTTCGATTGAAACAACTTGCATTCCATTTATAATTGCATTTTCTGTATTTAATGCAATTATTTGTTTTGAATCTGATGTGTACAATTGTCCAGTGTACAGATTTATTCCAATCTCACCTTGATAGATTGTTTGATTTGTCCATGTACTTGCATCGTCAACATGATTTGTTCCAGGAACTGCTACAACTGGAGATTCAGATTTATCTGTCCAGTATTTTGAAATTCTTCTAGAAAATTGTGTTATTATGTTGCTCATTGAACTTTATTATTTTAATATATATTCATTTACGAAGCAACAAGAATCTGTACCTGTAAAGCTTTTGAGTGCGTATTTTTAATCCAAACAGTTTCAATTAAATTCATATCTGTTTCGTTTACATCATCGTCTGCTGTATTCAAATAAAGTTTACTTAAATTTCGGAAAGTGGCATTTGCGCCATTTGTTTGATAATCATCGTCATACGCATATTTAATATGTTTATCGTTTGATGCTAATGGAGGGTTTACGTTTTCAACATATAAAGGTTCAACTAACACAAATCGGAATCTACCGTTTGGATAACGTATAGGAGTTTGCGTCAATACATTTGTTATTATGCTAGCATCAATTGATAATGAATATGTAAATGCTATGCCAGGCGTCACTGCACGTATTTGAAACGTTTGTGAACTTTCAACAATGTTATAAATTTCAATTTGTGTTTTTATATTTGCATTTGCATTTATAGCAGCTTTAATGTTTGTTATTAAATTTGCAAACGTAGTGCCAGAAACAAAAGAAACTGTTTCACTTATGCCAAGAGAAATACATGAAACTGATAATGAACAGTTCGTGCTTATTGTCGGTGTTCCGATAAAATAAGAAGATACATCATATTGATAAATTTCTCTTCTTATTCCATAATCTGTAACCATGCCAGAATCAACTCTTCTTATTTCGCCTGGCTGTAAAACTGCAATCGTATCATTATAACAATCAACAGGTACGAAAAAATTCTTTAAGCAAATGCACGCAACAGTGTTTGGACCTTTTACTATACATAATTTGTTAGGATCTATGAATCTTAACATCATTATGTTTGAATACAATGATGGACAAACAAGTCCTGATGCTGCGCTTATTTCTGGTTGTGCAATATTTCCACTCATTATTGGTTTTGAATATTTTAATTGTCAAGTCCAGGTGTCGTTTTTGGGTGACGAGTTCCTGTTCTTGTTTTATTTATATATTCTTCTACCATTTGTTTAAATGCGGGTACCGTTTGGTCGACATCTTTTAATATGTCTTCATGAACAATCGGAGTTTCATTTATTTCTTTATTTGTAACTTCGTCGCCTGTGTTCATGTCTGTTGTTTCAACAACTTCCGCTATTGAATCAGTTTCTTTTGTTTCATCAGACAATGTTTCAGAGACTTGATTTGTTTGTGTGGTTTGTATTTGTTCAATTGGTTTCGTATCACTGGCAGGCTTTATATAATCAACTAGCGCCTTTATAAATCCTAATGCAACAATAGGAAGTACCGCACCACTCACAATTGCCAAAATTCTTTTTTGTTCAATTGCGTCCATGTCTTGTAGACCGAATAATTGAATCCAACCAGTAAAATCGTGTAAATGAGCAAATGCATAAAACGTATTTCCCATTATTTGCATAGCAGTTAATACTAAGAATAATGACCATACGATAAATTTATTCATTTTATCTAATACGATAATTGATGCTAATGACGCAGCTGCACCTACTTCGAATGCAATTGCTAATGTTGTGGCCATTGTTGGATTATTACTCAATCCGAAGAATTGAATAACGTGTACCATTGATATGACACTGACTAAAATGTATAATGATACGAATGAAAAAATAATGAAGTAGTGAAGTAATTTATTTTTACTTGTTTTCATTTTTAAGTTTTGTTATTTCATTTTCGATTTCAGATTGTCTTTGTACGTCTAACATTTTTCGGTCTGTTGCTTGTATGAAACGCTTTTCTGTTTCAAGACCTTGTATTTGTAATTCTGTTTTTGTTGTTGAGTTATTTTTTAATTCAATAACTTCAGTACGCAAAGAATCGGTTTCTTTCGATAATCTTTTTGTTGCACTGCTTGTGCTGCAACTATTGCATGTATTTAATGATGTTAATAAAATCAAAAATACAATTGCATAGAATAAATGTTTTACTTTAATTTCTTTCATGATATTTTAGTTTGTGTGTCTTTCGTTCAACACTGTTAAGTATATTTTCTTTAAGTTCTTTAGTTTTTCTTTTATAACACTTAAGTTATAATTTTCAATTTCTTCGCCATCAAGTAATTTTTTTAAAGAATCGCCTTCAAGCAAAATGATAATAAAAGACAATTGGTCTAAAAGTTCAATATCAGTTAAAACCAATACTGAACTTTTAACCAAGTCAAGTTCCAAATTATTTTTCAGATTCTGTTGTTGATTCAACATTTTCTGCTTCGTCTTCTTTAAAAGTATTCATTGGTGCTTCAGGGTCAACACCATGTTCTAAACTTTGTAATCTGAATGTCATTTCTTCAAATTCGCGTTTATCTTGTTCTGCTCTAGATTTTGCTTGATTGATAGCTTTAATCAATTCAGTCATTGCCTCAGCTTCAGGTAATCCTTTGCCTTCGTGTTTAGACATGAAATAATATAATGCTTCCAACGCAACAGGCGTAATCATCAATTCTGCTCTAGCAGGGTCTGTAATAAAATCATGTAAAATTCTGTTTACTTCAAGAACACCTATGCATTCAGTAAATCTCCATTTTGCTTCTTTTACAATGAATTGTTTAATTTTCTTTGCAATTGCGTCGCCACCTGGAATTAAATACTTTTTGTTTTCTAGTTCATCTTTTTTCTCTTCGATTTCAATTTTAAGTTTTTCGATAACTTCTGGATTGATACCTGATGTTTTTGTTGTTTCTACTTTGTCAACAACGATTTCTACTTCTTGTGTCTTAGACATACTATTAGTTTTTGTGATTTATAATTTATTTTTGTATATATTCTTTATAAAATATGCCGACAAGGTAAAGAAAGCAATTTAAGTATACATCCATTTCATTTGCATGAACAATGTATTTTTGGCATCCTTCGGGCGTTGCAATCCAAATAGCAGCGTAATCTGGTTTCTTTTTGTACAATTCAAAATACGCTTGCGCATATGCAGCAGCTTGTATTTTGTACTTTACAAGTTTTCTTTGGTAATCAGTTACAATTTTAGTTGATGTTTTATAATCACCAACTACAAGTTTTCCTTCGTTATCATAATAGATAATATCAGTACGTCCTGCGTATTTGTATTTTGGTGAGACCATTAATCCTTCAATCATTACAGGTTTTGCAAACTCTGTAATAAAATCAGATTGATAAATGTTATAAAAGAAATTTCTACCTAATTCAAAAAATTTCTTATCGACATCTGGAAATAATGTAGGTGTTTTTTGTTGCGTATATAATAAAGCATCATCAGGGGATTTGCCCATCTTTAAAGCAACCGCATAATTTTCAAGGTATGAATGCATAACGGAACCTCTATCGGCGCCACGTCTTGAAACGTATTCCCATACTTCAGGCGATAAATTTCCTTTTAATTCAGCAACTTCTAAATCTTCTAATTTAGAAAGTATAGTTGTTACCGATGGATATTTTGCTCGCTTTTCTCCAAATTCTATTTCGTAGAATCCTTCAGAATTTCTGTTGCCTTTTAAAATAGCACGTTCCATACCCATGATAAACCTGATAAAATTGTGGAAATTTTAATTAAGCAGGTTATCAAAATACCTAGTATGAACATTATACGTAAAAAGTAAAGAACTGTAAATTCTTTAAACAAGGGTGAGTAAACAATAAGGTAAGATCTGTCAGTTTTCTTTTCAATTGCAGGAAACATTATTTCATGCAAATCCAATGTTTTTAAGTATTTGTTTATTGGACTTAACATTTCCAATAAACGAGTTCGGCGCACGATTTCTTCTTCGCCCACATCTTCTTTACGTAGATTAAGCACTGTGAATATTCGTCCAACCCAGTCAACACGCAGTCCAAAGGACTGCCATGTTGGTGTGTTTTTATTTTTTCTTGCAGTTCGTTTGATATAAAAAAAGTTTATAACTTCACGTGTTGCAAGGTAGAGTCTATATTCTCTAATTGATTTTTTCATTTATCTGTATTTTTGGTCCTCAGCAAATAATTGAACCAATTCAGGTTCATTTGTTACAAGAATTTTTCGTATCAAATCTTTTCCACGAAAAACTTTATTCTTTGCGCTGTTTTCAGGAATGCTCATTTCTTCTGCAATTGTTTTGTAAGGTTTTTTATCAACATGCCATTTAATCAATGCAGTTTTAATGATTCCTTCTTTTCCAGAATCTTTCAAACCGTTTATTGCATCAATAGTTTTGTTGTAAAGTACTTCGACCACATCATATTTTGGTTTTGTGTCGAATTCATCAAAATCAGAATCAATTGATATTGCGCTTTCATTAACAGTGCCTTCCTCAAACATTCTGTCTAAAGATTTTGTTCTGTTTGTGTGTCTTTTTGCAAGCAAGCATTCGTTGTATGCAATTCTGTAAATCCAGGTAGAGAAAGCAGCAGCTCCAGGATTATATTGGTCGATGTTTTGCCACACTTTTGCAAACACGATGTTTACAATTTCTTGACGTGATTCAGGATCCGTTTCAATAGTTGCAATTTTTTTAAGAACACCTGGTTTTAAACGGTTCATTAAAATTTTGAATCGTTTTTCAGATTTTGTTTCAATAAATGCATTTGCAAGATCTTGAATTTGAGATTTAGGTTGTGCCATAATTTTAGTTTATTTTAAGTGACGTTTAGATTAATATTTAAAAACAAATATACAACATTTATTCATCAATAGCAATTATTTATGAATTTATTTTGTAAATTTATTCCTTCAGTTCTTTAAGTTATTGTATGATTAATTAATTAAAATCAAATATACAACATTAATGAAGCAATAGCAAATTTTTATGATAGATTTTTGAAACATTGGTTACTTTTTTCACCAATGTTTCAAATCATATCATTTATTATTTCGTTTCTGCTTCAGGTGTAACAAGTTTCACGTGGTCTTTAACGCCTGCGAAAATGTTTGCAACTTCATCGTATGGATAATTTCCCAATACACCGATGATTGTGTTAATTTCCTTTTCAGTCATTACTTCTTTACCAATTAAAGGCATAACACCAGCAACTTGTGAAAAAGGTTTTGTTCCGAATAAGTTTCTTACTGCGCCTGAAAATTCTTTTGATACTGTGAATTGGTTTTCAACTGCTTGTTCAACTGTTTCAACAACTTTTGCATCTGTAATTTCTGTGTTTTTTGTTTTAGACATAACTTTATATTTTGTTTTTGTTTGTTAATACTTTTATTAAATTTGGTAATATGTTTTCTGTTTGTAACGATATCTTCATATCCCAAGGCATTCCCCATTGTTCCCAATTTTCAAAATCAATTTCATCAGATACCCATCGTCTGTTTGAATCATCGTGTTTATCGCCTCTTCCATTTATTCTACTAACACGAAGTTGTATCGAGGTTTCAATATATATTATGATAAAATTTTCACGTGGCATTATATCTAAATATTTTTGCAATCCTCTTGGCGTTAATAATAATACATCAGCAGCATTAAAATCTTCATGTGTTAAACCGTAGTACCAGCCATTAAAATTATCAACTTCTACGAATGATCCTAATTTAATGTTATCTTCAAATTGTTCTTTAGAAACAAATCGGTAATCAACATTTTGTTTTTCGTAATCTCGCATTGGACGAGATGTTGTACTTAATTGCCCTTTAAACCCAAATTTCTCTAGTTCCATTGCAATTGTTGACTTACCTGAACAACTTTTTCCTACTAATACTATTTTTTTATCCATGTACTTAACTGTTTTGTAAAACAATTATTATATACAAGACTTTTAAATAGTTTCATGGTTTTTGCCATCGCTTTTTCTTAAAGCAAGATCTTTGTTTGATGAACGTATGCCTGGTTCGAAATATGGAGTTTGCGATTTGAATTGAGACCGCATATACGCAATTATTTTGTCACCAGGTGCAGGTAAAACTGCTGTTTCTGGTGCAGGATAATCGCTTGTTTCAATTTTTGATTCCTCAGTGTTTCCTTTAAGATAATCTTCGTAATTTATACTACTGTTTTCCATTTTCAGATTCTATTTTTAATTTTTGAAGTTTCACTTTATATTTTTCAATATCTAATTGACACATTCTATAATCTAAAGACGCAATCATAGTTCTCGTTTTATTGTTTGCCTTTTTTGCAGCATCGAGTCTATGTTTTATATACTTTAATTTTTCAAGTTTCGCTTTTAACGTTTCTTGAGTTTGTTTTGTCATTTCGACATTTGATATTGGTTCCATAATTTCAATTTTATTGTTCTTGTGTTGCAACTGTTCCAACTACGCGAACTGATAAGTCATCAAGTTTCGCAGACATTGCAGCAATTGTTCCTTTAAGTTCGTTTATTGCATTTATAAATAATGTAGTAGTATCAACCTTTTCAGCAACTGGTGCTTTTGTTTTTACTTCAGTTTCCTTTTTATTTATTGCTTGACCTGCTGCTGTATTATCTAATCCTTCAGCAACTGTTTGTTTTGCATCTTTAACGCCAAATGCTTTATTTATTAACTCCATGTTTGCTTTGAATGTGTTAGCATCCATTTTTGCAAAATTTGTTAATGATGTAGTCCAGTTTGCAAAACTTGTAACTGAAGTAGGTGACAATTTTGTAAAGTTTGTTGTGAACTCACCCATTGATTTTGACATACCGCCAAATGCTTTAGCAAATTTTTCAAATTCTGTTGCAGATTTCGATAATTTCACCAGTGAGTTTGTTAAGTAATCAAAAGCATATACACCTGTTTTTAATGTATCGCTTTGTTTACCCTCTATAGGTTTAGCTTTAGATAAAACGTTGAATGCAGATTCCAATGATGATTTGATATTTGTACTTACACTTACAGGATCTTTAATTTCAGAGAATTTTTTGATGATTCCACCGAAATCACCAAGAACCGTATTTATTTGTGTTACATAATCAACAGCATCTTCAATATCACCACCATCTGCACCTTCACCTGCTTTACTAACAGCATTTATAATTGAAGTTATTGCTTTGCCAATATTTGTTGAAACGTTATCAATATTTACAGATGTTTTTGAATACACAGGTTTTCCTGTTTTCTCATCTATATGATCTACTATTTTAATGTTTTGTAAATTTGCAAATGTATTAATGCCAGTTGCGAAATTTGCAAGTACATCAGCAACTGGTGCAATTGCTGTTGCCATTCCTGCAACACCAACCATTTTAACGCCACTTTTAACTGCATTTTTAACTTTGCTCCATAAACTTCCACCGCCTGTATCAGTTCCACCAGTTGCAGCATTCGATAATGTATTAATTATTTTTGTTATAGCTGTTCCTGCATTAGCAATTGCAGCATCAATATTTACATGTCCTGCGATTATTGGGTTTCCTTTTGCATCGTAACCTGAAATAATTGGAATAGCTTGCATGTTTGCAAATACATTTATGCCACCTGCAATTTTTGTTAAGACATCACCAATTTTTAATGCATTACTTATACCTCTTTCGGTAGGAGTCTCTGACATATCAGTACCAACAAGCATTTTTGCAACGCTCCATGTACTTCCGCTACCAGTATCTGCAAAATTTGAAAATAACGCAAGTATCTTAGGCATAAATGCACCGATGTTTGCAATTGCGCCGTTTGCGTTTACGGTTTTTCCATAAATTGGATTACCATCTTTATTGTATCCTGTTATAAGTGGAATGCTTTCAAGTTGAGCCCATGCACCAATGCCTTCAGCAATTGATGTTAAAACTTTTCCTATTTTCAATGCAGATGAAATACCTAATTGAAAAGGACTATCACTTAAATCATTTCCTGATATTAATTTGAATAAATTAAAGCTATCAGGTTTTGTTAAAATACCAGTGTTTTGTGCCAATGAAATGAATGGGTCAAGAATACTTTGACCGCTGTTCGGCGTAAGAACAGTTTTAATTTGTTCAATAGCAACATTTATGTTTGCTTTACCTTTATACACAGGTTTACCTTTATTGTCATAATGGTCTATTAACGGTATATTTTGTAAATCCATCCAAGAACCTACACCTGTTGCTAATGACGTCAATACATCACCAATTTTAACAGCAGCAGATATACCCATAGAGAAAGGACTATTACTTAAATCATTTCCTGTTATGAATTTCAATAAACTGAAGTCTCCGGATTTAGAAAGGTTTGCTGTATTCGATAATGTTATAAATGGAAGCATAATGCCGCCTGTTTTTCCATCACCTATAAATGTAATAACGTTATCAATTGCTTGTGATATGTTAGCACGTTCTCCAGAATATATCGGGTTTCCGTTTTTATCATAACCGCTTATTAATTGAATATTTTGTAAATTAGCCCATGCACCAATTCCTTTTGCCATTGAAGATAATGCAGCGCCTATACCGATTGCTTGCATTACAGCCATTGTCATTTTACCTGTATTAAGAGCAGTTTTTCCAACACTCTTTAACGCACCCCATATTCCGCCGCCTTGTTTTTCAGCGTCAGCATCATCACCCAATAAAACCATAAAGCCATCTTTGAGTTGACCCATTGTTGTTTTGAATTGGTCACCTGGAAATTGGTCAGCACCTAAATCCATGTAAGATTTCATTCCCTTTGCAACTGCCCATAAACTTCCACCAATAGCAGCAAGTAATCCTGCGCCTATTAATGTGAAACCTGCAGTTATTGGATTACCTATTAATGTAACTGCAGCAGCAATTCCAACAACAGAAGTTCCTAATTTTGCAAGGTCCTCCCACGATTTGCCTTTTAGCGCATCAAATGTTGTTTTTAATCCATATCCGAAAACAACTAATGCCAATGACGTTACTGCCAATGCAATCGAACCTTTAAATATGTTAGACGCATTTTTACCAAGTAAGTACATTGCACCACCAATTCCAGTAACAGCAATAGCAATTGATGCACCAACTTCTAATGGTGAAACACCTGCATATTTTGATATTAATGCAATTGATAATCCCATTATAGCAATACCTAATGCCAAGAATATCATACCAGCGCCCATTGTTTTCAATGCCTTTGCACCTTTTTCGACAGGTGGCATACCAAGAAATACCATCATTAATGCTAAACCGCCTACTGCTGATATAATTCCTAAACCTGCGCCTAAAGTTCCACCTACACTTGCGCCTTTCATTACCATTGCAGATAATGCAAACGATAACGATAATATTGCAATACCGCCTGCTAAATATAGCATGCCTTTACCTATATCTTTTAATACAGATACACCTTTTTTAATAGGTGGTATGTTAAGTAATATACATAACAATGCAACACCACCAATGATGCCGATTGCACCTGTCGGGAATCCGAATTTTGAAAGCGCAACTGATGATAATACAGCTGATAATGATAACATCGCAATACCCCCTGCAAGGAATATCATTCCTTTACCCATATCGCCCATTACCTTAGAGCCTTTTTCTATGTCTTTTGATTTTTGTCCAATTTTGGTGAAAACACCACCCATTGCTTGTAATACAATTGCAAATATTGGAAGAACAGGTAAAACTGGCAATAAAAGAAGACCAGTTTTAAGCATGTTCTTTGAAAATCCTAATATAGCATTACCAAGGACATCCATATTCGATATTCCTTGTGTTACTGCTTTTGTTCCTAATTTTTTTAACGGGTCAGCAACTTCTTTTAAGAAACTTATAAACATCGGGGCACCTTTATTTGCTTTTGAAAAACCTTTCAATCCCGCAGCAATTGATAATATGCTTGCACCAAATCCGTTCAATAAATTAGGTTGTGCAGTTGAATCACCAAGTTGTATTTTCAACAAATTAATGATAGTGTCCAATTTTTTATTTGTCTCAGCAGATGTATTACCGCCTGTGCTACCTTTTGCAGCTGCAGTAACAGATTTTGCAGCATCATCCGCATCGCCGCCCTTTGCTTTACTTGAAGACATTTTTTTGTTAATATCTTCAATGTGCTTTTCGGTGCGAGTTACAACATTTAGTATGCCTTTCAATAACGATGTAGTATCTGGTGCTGCCAAAACTGTTTCTTATTTTAAATTTTTATGTCTGGGAATTTTGGTGCTGACATATTTCCCATACTTGAATTGAAATTCTTTGTCATATTTCCGAAGTCTTGTTTCATCGAAGATATTGACATTGATTCTTTCTTTTGTTTACTTTCTTCTTCTTTTCTCAATTTCTCTTGCTCCTCGTTATCTTCTTTCATATTGTCAATTAAATACTCAATCTCATAAAAAGGTTTTTGCCATATTTCGCTTGGTTGCAAACGTAAATGCTTTAACAGCATATACTCCATTTTACTCAAGTTCGTCCAAGATATCTGAAATAAGGAAAATAGCTTTGATGCCTCCACGAAAGTTAAGCGGCACAGTGACCTCCCCGGCACCAATCTCAACTGTCATACTTGGATTAACACTTTCTTTTACTAAATCGACAAATTTAGATAACAACGATATTTTTGAAATTGACCAACCAAAAGATTTTTGTTCTTCTTGTTTGTATGTATCTGCTGTAAGCATTCTCCAATCCTCAAATAAGAATATTGCATATCTAGCAAAATCTTCATCTATTGTTGTTCTTTGTAATTCATTTAAACGACGGTAATCTTTCAAGAAAGAAGATACACCAACATTTGGAAAGTACAAGTTAACAACTTCACCATTTTTTAAATTGAATACAAATGAACGCGTTTCTTCGTTGTAGAATCTCATCATTTTATCTGATGGGTCATAATAGTTAATAATGTCTTTTGTTACTTCAACACGTTCTGTTTTTTCACCAGATGGAATATCTGCAAATAATTTGTTTTCGCCATCTTTAAATGTGTATTCTCTGATTGCAAAAATTAACCAAAATCTATCAATATCTTTAAGATCTTTAAATGACGCACGTTTACCAGGTATTGTTAATTTTATACATCTTTCAACAATAAAATTTAACATATCATCAATGCTATAACCATCTTCTTCTTCAATTGTTGACCAGTGTTTTATTTCATACCCACTAGCAGCTTTGATAAATAATTTTGTTCCTACCGGATAAAATAATCCTTGACTTGGTAATGATTCTAACGGAATTGCTTTATAACCTAGTTCACCAGCAATATTTTTCGATTCACCTAATGGAGATTCGTTGCTGATAATAGGTTGCCCAGCACCATTGAAATTCTTTTTAATTTCATTGATATTTCCTAATGATGTTACTTGTGTATTTATTTGTTCTACACTTTCTGCTGCGTCAATGATTGCTTTTGCAGCATCTTCTGTTGTTTTTTTTGCCATGATATTAGATTTTGTGTTTATATAATTATAATTTATTTATATATTCAGATTTATAAATGATACGATTTTAAAAAAGATTTGTGTCATTAAATGACTTGTAATAAATGATATAGTTATATATTCAAGCAACAAAAAAGTCAATCCATTATTCATAGATTGACTTTTAAGATATAGTTTATTTGTTGTTTTATTATAACCAAGTTTCTTCCCAGTCATCAACGCGTAATTGCCAGTCAGTTACTTTAAATATTTCATCTGATTCGAAGTCAGGATCGTTTGGACCTTGAACTGCGCTCATTGGAATAACTGTCTGATATGTTATTTGTCTGAAAATATCACCATTTGCATTATATTGAGAAATGATAAGTGGACCACCTTTGTAATCTTTTTTCAATCCCATTTTACCTGTAAGCGGATTGTATGCCAAATCGCACCATGCTCTAATTGCTTTATAAACATACATCGAATTTGAATCATTTAAGTTGACTTCAAAATCTAAAGATAAATCATGAGAGTTTTCACCTGGTTTACCACCGATGTAACTTCTATGTGCACCTTTAAATGATTGTTGTGCAATAGCTGGAAACGTATTAGGTTTCATACCTGAAATTTTTATAATGTTTTCCATTACCAAATCCCAGTCAGATATTCCTGGAGGAGGCGTTAACATTACGCTGAAGTACGCCTTAAATACTGGTTCCCATAAGTTACGGGCAGCAGTACTATTTTTATAATGTGGTAAGCCTGTATTTTTTGCCATTTGAAATATTTTATTTTATATATTCTTTAAAGAAAAAGTATTGTGGGCCGAAACCCACAATCTTTTAATTATGATACTGTAAAACCTCCTGATGAAACAGTTCCGGTTTTTAATACGGTTACACGGTTTATGATTTTTTGTAATCCTCTTGCAGGTTCGATTCCTATATCAATTATACCAACGTTTTGGTCGATAACTTCTTGTGTGTTATTTGATTCATCCATAATTACAATGTAATCGTAGATACCACCAGAACTTTTAATATTTGATAAGTAGCCATCAACAATAGTTTTTAATTCAAGACGAGTTGAAGCATCGTTGAACTCAAACACGTAGTTAGATAAGATATCTTCAACATCACTTTCAACTGTAATTAATAAATCTCTAACATGTAAGTTATTGAATGCAGATAATGTTTTTTGGTATGCTGTTGCATTACCGTAAATCATTGGTCCGTATTGTCTTGAATTTATAATACAGTTTAAACCTATTGGTTCAAGATATTCTCTATCAGCAGTTAAGAAATCATATTCAAGACCTGACATTTTAGGATTTGAAATTGTTCCTCTACGAGGTCCAGCAGCAATTGCAAATGGAGTTCCGTTTTTGAATTTCTTAATGAAGTTATTTGAAACATCAGCAGCAGGTGGAACCATTTTATTTTTATTATTCTCGCGAATTTTAATAAATGGAGTGAATACACCAGCAAATCTAGCACCGTTTTCTTCATCAGGTAATGTGAATGTGAATGATGGGCCTAATGATAAGTTACCACCAGTTGCTATATAAGATGCTTGTAACACAGGTTTTGGATTTCCATTTGCTGGGTCAGGCAATTCAGTAAATCTTGGGTCAGTTGAAGCAATGAATTCTTCAATTGAAGGCGCATTTAATATTGCCATACATTTTTGACGTTGTTTTGCCAATCTTGACAAGATTGCTTTAGGTCCCATCATAGGAGCAAGACCGCCATTAAATGTATCAACCAAATATCTGAATTGAATCATGTCTTTATCTGCAAGAACATCACCTAAGTTTGTTGTTTCGATAACACCTAAGATTTTCTCTAATTGAGCAGGTGTTCCAGGAATATGATATGCAGTTATTGTAAATCCACCAAGTGATGTAAATTGTAAGTTTGTTGTAAAGTTAACATCATTGATTCCAAGATATCTAGTTACAGCGCCACCAGTTGCATATATTGCTTCATTTACATTGATTGTGTATTCAGTAGCATTTGTTTGCGCATTTACCTTTTTAACTTTAGAGATAACTCTAGTTAATCTTGTTCTTGCTTCATTTACTAAATATTGGCCAACTTCAATTTTTGCATTATCAACACCAGCAATATTGAATGATGTTTTTCTAGCATTTAACGTACCAGCAATAATTGAAACGTTTTCTTCAATTTTATTATGAGCAGATTGTAGTATTAAACCACTTCCGCTTATTAATGATCCGTTTTTATCGTATGAATTTGATAATGTTACAGGTATAATGCCAGCAGTTGAATTTAATTCAACATTTGACCATTGATTAATTTTAGTTCCTGTTAAACCGTACATTGCAGTTACATTTTCAAACGATAAGTATGTAAATGTGTTATAAGCAGATGTTACACTAACTTTATCACCATTAATTACTGAATTGTTTGTAACATCAGTTACAAGTTTGTTTCCAGGCAATACAATGATATCAGTATCAGTATACATTAATGCAGGATTTGCAATTAAATCAATTGAATAAGTAGCAGGTGAACCTACTGAATTAATATCAACTGTTATTGCATCAGCAACATTACAACCAATAGCAGTTAAACCGTCCATTCCAACAGTAACACCTGATACGAATGTAATTGTATTTACTGGCGAACCTGGCGTAACAGAAGCAACTGTAAGATAAATATTTAATGTTTTAACAAAAACAATGTCGCCAGCAATTAAATTTAATGCAGCAGGACTTGTAGTTGTTAATTGTGTAGCAGATACATAATTTACTATCATGTCACCAGTAGCATTATCTGTAGCAGCTTTAACTGGATTCGAGATTAAAATTTCGATTGATGTTCCAGTATTTGTTATTCTATCAACTTTAACATAATCATCAAGGCCTGCAGTAGTTACGCCTGCAGTAGTTAATCCTGTTTTGATTAATGAATTTGTATTTAAAGTTTTCAATAAATTGTTATACGCATCTTGTGTAAATACTTGTCCTGTAAATGCAGGAAGTGGTTTTGGTATAACCAATGTATTTAAAAATACGCCACGAGTTGCATCTGTTGTATAAGGAACATTTTTGATGTAAGGAACAACAGTACCAGTGCCAAAATCAGCAGCTTTATAATCTAAAGTTTCGATTGAATCTGCAAGTAACGTATTGTTGTATGTTATTTCATCAGAAATAGGTGATACATAAGATAACATGTTTAAACTTGAACGGTTTCCGTCAATTAACGAATGACCGATTAAATCAACATGATATTGTGAATTTTCATAATCGTCTAAAGATTTTCTGTCGATTGTCATGAAGATTCCAGTTACACCTTGTGCATTATTTACAATTGTTTCAATGTATTGGTTAACACCTTGACGATCTGTGAAGTCAGGAATAATACAACCAGTGAAGCTTGCAACTGTTACAACTTTATCAGAAGATAAGAAAGCATTTAATTTGCTAACTTTAATACCTGAGTTATCGAAATATGTAGAGAAGTCAGGGTCAACTGCTAAGTTGTTATAATTTGTCCAATCGCCTTTTACAACGATTACGTCAATAAAGTAATCAGATATGTAATCGAAATCATTTACAAATGCAGGAGCGTTACCAGCACCGTAAAAATCACGAGCAGTAATATCAAAACCTTTAATGTTTACAGATTTTCTTGCGATAATCGAAACAGGTTCTTGACCTAAGTTTGTGAAACTGATTAATTTGTTTTCGTTTGACGCGTTGTTATTTACGATAGCTTCAAAGTAAGACGAATCTGGGAACCAAAATCTTTCTTTGTTGAAGAATGATGCCATAAGATCTTTTGATGTATCGCTATTATCTTCAGCCATGCTTAAAGAGAATGAACGGTAATCAATCTTATCACCATCTATTGCGTTATTTAACGGCATTAAATTGATTGCGAAGATAGGTCCTGTTTGTAATGCAGTTTCTATTGCACGATGAAAGAAAGAACCTTTCTTTTCAAGGTATGTGTCAATTTCGCCGAAAATTTTTCTTGCGGATTTTATATCTTGCAGAAATACTGGTGCATTGAAAGGTCCTTTACGTGAAAATCCTACAACAAGTCGTAATTGTTGTGAAGAAATTACAAAACTATCAGTTGCATCGAACTCTACAGTATAGACCCCATTTGCTTTAAATTGATTTAGATCTAATGAAATCTTTGCCATTTGCGGAATCTTATTTTATTATTTTATTTTATTATATATTACTTTCTTTTACTCAATATTTGCTATATGACTTACATAAAATCCCTAAGCCAACTTAAATGTGATGCTTTTTCAACAGTATCACCGACGTCTGCATTTATCTTATCGTATATTACTTTCTTAACTAATTCTTGTTGTGTATCGTATGTTTCTTCAACCATTTCTTCAAATGCAGCGCTATCAAAATACGCAACTAAATTTATTAATGTCATTGCAATATCGTCATGTCCAGTTTGTGCTTCATATCTTCCTTGCTTATTTAAACCGAATGCTCCTAATTCATTAAAAGTATTTTTTTCAGTTACAACAATTCTTTTATTTTTTATTAGATTTCGCAATTCTCTAGAAAACATTTCCTTATTATCTGCTTTGATTTTTACACCTGGCCTAAAAATTTGACTTGCAACAGAATGAAACGTATGCATAAATATTTCAGGATAGTAATCTTTATGTTTAGATAATTTTTCGATAATAACGTTTCCTTTGAAATTTATTTCTAAAACAATTCTTACAATATCTTCATGAAACACATTAAATATAAGTGCTTCAAGTATTTTTGCAACATCATCAATTGAATGCAAATTTGAACGATACATACCAACTTGTCTTAATCTATAAAAACTTGATTCGTTACTATATTCTGTTATTTTACGTATCATTGCATTCGATTGCAACTCTAGTTTCATTATATTTATAACTGTACTATCGCTACCAACACCATCACTCAAATCGACAGCAAAAACAAATCTATCTTTATCAACATCAATTTCGTTAGGGTCAAAATTTGGATGCCAAGTCAACTCTGCATAATTGTCATTAAGATCTTCTAATTCATCAACTTCTTTCCATTTGAATTCTTTGGTCGTTCTTTTTAAGTATTGCAATATTTGACTTGATAAAAGCATTCTTGACGATGCCAAAAATTGATTTCCATATTCTTGATTGAATAATTCTTCAGAACCTAAGTTGTTAATTTCTTTTTGTCGCCATTTCTCATCGCGTCCTGGCACTTGCCACCAATCAACACGTATTGGAAAGTATTCGTTTTTACCTTCCATTGCTTTTGCGTATATTTCATAAAACAAGTTCATTTGATTAGGTGTTGAACTTATTATGATACGAGATACTTGAGATGATGACAACGTAGGATAAATAGAACGATAAAAAGGTACAACAATATGTTCGTCAATGTGAGCAAACTCATCCGCATATAAAAGGTGAATAGTAAAACCTAAGGCTGCTGTTTTTGTAGTTGCTTGAGAATATAATTTTACGCCATTATCGAATTTCATTCCCGTTGCTCCTAAAGATAACGAGCCAGGTTTCAAAAAGAATGGCACATTCTTTATTACTGTTTTAATTTTGTCAACAATCTCAGTAGTTGTTGCCATCTTATTCGCAATTACAAGTACATTTCTATCGTAGTGAAAACATACATACCATGCAATGAATATTGAAGATGTGATTGTATTATGACTTAAAATATCATTTGTATAGTATCTATGATTTGCATCATTCAATGAAATATCAAACATTGAAACTTTATATTTCGATTTTTCTATACTTGCAATTTTCTCGACGCCATCTTTCGTTTGTATTAATGAACCTACTGATAAATCTTTACAAAAAACTTCTTGCATACTTTTATCAAATAAAATATGCAAATCTGCGCATTCTAATTGTTTTTTACTTTCAGTTTCGATTTTATATACGTGGTATGGCTGCGTTAGATGCACTTGTGTTATCTCAGCATCTTTCGTATCTGTAGCCACCAATTTTCCTTTAACTGCTAATGAATTGATAATTTTTTTTGTATGATCATTTTCATCTAACCGGATGCTTCTATATTCGTATGTCTCTAAACATTGAATAAGAAATAAAATTATATTCTTAATTTGTTGTTTCATTTAAAAATTCTATACATTTTTTAATTGTTCCTTCTTTATCTTTATTGTAATCATCCTCCCACACAACAAGAACGTCATAACCATGAGCGTTCGCAAGATGAATCTTATATTCATCATATGTCCAAATTTCTTTTGCTGTTTTCTTTTTAACTTTGTGGTAGTAATCAGGTTCGTATAAGCCTGGCTTGCAATGCCAAAAAATCCCGTTTACTTCTATTATTTTTCTGTTTGCTTTGTGCGTTATATCATACTTGCATACTCTTTTATTTATTTTATCATAAATAAATTTTTCATTTTTATCAGATAATAAATTTTTCACATGCTGATTTATATTTTCTGCGATTTCAATTGAAAGATTTGACACACCTCTCGATATGCATGTATACTCGTTAAAAACTTTACTTTTCCAATTTTCTTGCCTATTATTAAAAATCTCAGTGCCTGCAACGAAACCGTATTTTTTTATACACTTTTCTAACGTAAACGTACTTTGCCTATCAGCATAAAGTTTTTTTGCGATATCGTCTTCATATCTTTCTAACCAATATTCAAGTTGCGTTTCTGTTATCCTGTCTTTTAATGCGGCCTTCACAAATTCTTTTCTAGCACTTTCAATATCATCAACATCTTTTTCTTTATAAAATTCTAATGAAAATGGCGATCTTTTTTGCCGTTCTTCCTTTGTTGTTTTACAACTGTGATTTGGATTATTTTCGCCTTTCATTTTTTCTGACGCCAATAACCTGTAATTGTCAAGTTTCATATGCAATCCTGAATTCTTTGACGTTGCTTCTTTATCTGACGCACATGTCAATAGCGAACCTGGAAATTCTTTTTTATAATCGTTAATTGTTTTATCTTTGTGATGATTTTTAATATGAATTCCATATATCCTTTTAACTTTCATCCCGCACCATTTACAAACTACATGGTCGTAGCCTTCATCTGTCATGTTTTCAATTTTTGCATTTTGCTTTCTTATGGATTCACTTTTTCTATACTCCATATAACAATTGGTTGAACAGAACTTTCTTTTTGATTCTTTATTGCAATTTACGCATTTCATATTAAATATTTTTTGTTATTTAATTATATATTCATTAAAGAATTTGCTTTTTGACAAATGAATTAATCAAGTTTATTATAAAGTTGCCATAAAAAATACTTTAACTTTTCTATTCGTGTCAATTGCCGTTGCGACTTAAGTTGCATATAATAAAGTTGTCCTACCGTAATAATAGAATAACCTTGTAACTTTTTATCGTAAATAGTTAATTTTGAATTAAATAAATGGCATTTACCTATCTGCCTGCTTGCAAGCATGATAACATATCTATGATCTTGAAAATCTCGAAGCATATCTTTTTGATACGGACGAAGGTCAATCTTTTGAACTCCAGTATCTGTCATTGCGTGACAATACTTTTCCGCAAAATAAAGTACGTCACTTGCGCATCGAACAATTTCTTCTTGCTCTTGTGGCGTATATTTGAAATTTATATTTCCATTTCTGAAATTAATGTCACCTTGATAAAAACAAGATTTATCGACGTCTAAGCCATTTTCTAATTTGCTTATTACATCGTTAACTCGTTCGGTTGACCATATTGTGCTACTTCCCATATTGTGTTATTTTAAAATGGACTATCTTTTGTATTATTTTGTTCCATTTGCTTTTGGTTTTCTTTAGCATCATTTAGTTTTTTACTATTAAGTTCTCTGTCTTTTCTGTCAAGTTCTTCACGTATTTTTTCCATTAGTCCACGAGTTCCTCTTGTTGTCATATCAGCATCACCGCCACCTTCGCCTTCAACTTCAGAGTGCGGAATGTCTTTTGTATTTTCTTCTCGTTTAACACGATAGTCTTCTTTAATTGCTTTATAGTTATTTTCCATCACAACAACATAATTTGCAATTGCCTTTGTTAATTCTAACTTTGAACGTTGGAAACCAGATAAAACTTCAAATTGTCTTGATTGCATATTGCCTTCTTCAATTTGTTCTAACATTTTTATGATTGAATACTCGGCAACTTTAGATTGTCTAATAAGATCTGACATTGTTGCAACATCGGAACGCATTTTTTGTTGTATGTATTCTTCAGTGTCAATAATTTCTTCATTCAAATAAAACATAGCATTTGCACCTACAATGTCCATTGCCTCGGAATTTGATGATGTCATAATTCCTTGATAATCCAATGTAATAGGTTTATGCTTCAGTGATAATTTTTTTGCCTCTTCTGTTAGACTTTCTAAATTATCTGATGACGATTGCAACATTTGTTCTAATTCTTCTCGTTCTGAAAGCTGTTGTTGTCTTTCATCTTGATTTACTTTTTTTGTATTACTCATATATGTAAAGTTAAATGCATTGTTATTTTGTTGAACCTACAAATGGCAAATGAAGTATAGGTAAACTGTTGTCAATTACGATAGCTTCACGTCCATCTTCAATTATATACTGATTAAGTATTGTTGATTGTTGTTCGTATGGAATAATATTTTTGAATATTCTTATGTTTGTTTGATAATGATTACTTGCAATAAGTTCAAATTGTTTTTCATCATCTTCTGGTAAAATTTCAGCAGCATTGATATTGACATTGCTAAATGTTCGTGTAAATACTGATGTTAGTTCTGTTTTTGCTGTTCTTTCATTATTAACTTCCCATAAACTAAAATTCAATTGTCCGAATTGTGCAGCATGATTAAATACTAAACCGTACCATTTGTTTTCTTCCATTGTGTCATTCATCGGAATCATAATAGGTGTTGAACCATTAGTGTACACAAAATATCTATTAACATAAGATTCAAGTTTCCATCCTTTTGCACCATTTGAATCAATCGTATGGCCATTTATAAATGTATTTTTGAATGTTCGAGATATTCCATATCCTGGTGTAGTTACCCAAGTTGGCGCGATTGTGTCAAGGTAATTAATGACTTCATCGTTTAATGCTACTTTGAAAGTATTTGTATTTGTTACTTCAACTACAACGCCGTAGAAGTTAAGTCGTCCTTGTCTTTTTATTTGAACCAATGTACCTGCAGGATATTTACGCAAAGAACCTATTGTTACAATAATTGTGTTACCTGTTCGTGACATTATTTTGCAAGAATCTTCACTTATTGTGTACTTAGGTTTTACATATTTAAACCAAGTTGTGAATGCAAAATCCTGAGAATTAATAAAATTCGATACTGCTTTATATGTTACTGCTTGAACATCTTTATCTGGGGCAAAAATTGATTGCAAGTCATAATAATGGTCAGCAACAGTTACACTTCTATTTATAATTTTATTATCCATGACAACTAAATCTTGATTTACATAATCGCGTGTTGGATCTTGTAAATTTGTACCAAGTTTTCTGTCATACTGTTGTGGTTTTGCAATATCTTCAATTTGATTTTGTGTTTCTTCTCCAAACAATCTATCAGAAGATCTCATTAAGTCATCCATTATGTCATTAACGGTATCAGGCATATCTCTATTCGATTTTGGTTTGTAAATTACAAGTTCGCATTTCCAACTAGTGTTTTCCATCATGAATCCTTTAAAAGGACGTGAACTTTGAACTTCATATAATCTATTGCCGACAAGTGGGAAGAAAATTATATCATTTTTTTGAGGTGCCGCATCGATACCAAAATCGCGCTCAAAAATTTGTTTTACGATTTCAATTTCAAACGGTTGTTCGTACCCAATGCCATACATACTATATTGCATTGTGTCATCGGGAAATTTGTTATCTGGCACCATTACTTTACTACATACTGGTTCATCAACATTATATAATGTCCATTCTTTTAATATAACATCGCCTGAACGATTGTTTGGCACTGCTCGCATGTATAGTACCTCCATGCCAAAAAGATCTGATATTGATGCTGACAAATCCTTATATAAATTGATTGCAGGATTAACAGCGTATGGATTGAATGTAGGTGTATCACATTTTGAAAGTATTGACGCTCTATCAATACCTGATGAAGTACACGCTAGTTGGGAATTTTGACAACCGTTTTCTTCAAATACTATTTGAGATGAAGGATCTTGTATTTGATAGTTTGGTTCTATCTGTACATTATTGATTGTCATGAATCCTTGAGATGCAAGTTGATACTTGTACTCTATGTAAAAAGGATTTGCAGGATTTAATTTTAAATCATTTAGATTTTGTTGAGTCAATTCAGACCAATAAGACCAGGCGGTATTATCTTTTGACCATCTGAATTGTTTAATGATAGTGCCGACACCACTTAAATCGTCAGTAAATGTTCTTATACTTTCAATATTCTTGTATGGCGCATTTAGCGAAAATACGGCATACTGACCGGTTTTATTTAAAGAAATAGCCTGCATTCTAAATATATTTTTAATTTATATATTCAGAACACAGGCTGTGTTTTCGGAAAAAGTATATTTTTTATTTTTTCAAAGTAGAGCCTTTAATCATCTTTTCAAAACTTGTAAGTTCTTGTTGAATATCATCAGGAAAAAACTTATACATTTCATCTAAGTCTCGTTTTGAACATTGCATTCTTTTACAATATTCGATAATAGTTGCTTCTTCTACATTTAATTCTTTTTTCTTTTCTTCTTTTGATTTTTTTGCACCTTTAAGCGCATTAAATATCCATGAAGGTGTTGAATTGTGCATTTTTGACAATGAATCACACCAATATTGAACAGCTTCGGCACCATTCATTTTCGTATGATTGAACATTTGTGCTTGTATTGGAAATTTTATTGCAAAAAACCTTTGCATCATGAAAAACTGTTTACTTTTTGTATATGCAGGTAATTCTGTAAATGCTTTTGGTTTTTGAAATAACATGTTTACGTAATCGAATAAACCTGGTGCAGAAGATTTCATTTCTTTTTCTTTTACAGGCTTTACTGTGTCACCAAATAATGATTTGGATGATGGTTCTTTATCTTCTATTTCTTTTTTTGCCATTTTATTATTTTATATACCTGGTATTTGATTAGTTTTCAAATCTTTGTCTATCTCAACAAGTTTATCAAAAACATCTCTGTTAATTTTAATCATTGGTATAGGATCTCCACCGCATGTATTCCATATATCTATATAAAAGTTTTTCCATCTATCAATATAATATGTTTTAACAACACTTTCGCCTTGCAAATGTGAAGATGATTCGCCAACCCTAGTTAATGTAATCTTGCCCATAAATGGACATGTGTATTCGATTGTTTCCATTAGAATAATGTTTTAGCAAGTAAGTCACCAACATTAGGTATTGGTTTATCAGCCATTGGTTTATTTGCGGCTTTAGGTTTTGTTTTGCCACCAAGATTTTTGAATACATCAGCTTCAAATGACATTGATTCTATTTCATATTCAGAATTTGCAAGTAACGTATGCATATCCCATTTTCCTAATCTTGGATAACCACCCGAACGAACGTTTAGATAATGTTCTTCAAATAATTTACGACATTTAGATGGAATTGTATCATCAGATAAATATACAAGAATTGTATTTCTGATGATTCGTTTTTTGATAAGTTCCGAATCGAATTCTTTATTGTAGATGATTTTAATTTCATTAGAAATTTCTTTTGCGTGTTCTTCAAGATGTGTAACGTCAACGATCTTTCCTCTTGCTAACAATAATTCTTTTATTCTTGCAGCTGCTTTGTCTGTCATTTTATTATTAATGACTTTACCTGATTTTTGCGTTGTTTGCCAAGATACGATAGGCGGTACGTTATCACCGCCATCACCCATTAAAATTTTACTGAATAATACATCCTCTGGGTCAAGTTCTTGTAATGCAGAATTTGCAATTACTTCTTTTATTGCATCTTTGTTATTTCCCATAAATGAATCAGCATCAAATAATGAAACCTCATTTATTTTATGTAAAAAATCAAAGAAACCTGGTGCTGCAATAATTTTTCTGTCTGTTGATTTTATGTTGTAAACAACAATGAAATTATTACCGCTATGTTTAACTAGTTGAGATATATCACCATCACCTGTCATTATAACAACATCTTCACCATCATCAAATAATTTATTTGCCCAATAGTACATCAAATCATCACCTTCACAACTGTCGATATTTGATGTGATACAGCCATGACTTTTCAAAATTTCGCCAAAATCGGCAAGACATTTATTAAATGCTTTCCAATCGACAACAGATTCATCTTTTACTCGATTTGCTTTATAGCCTTCGTTTTCTTCAATATCAACATCTTTTCTCCATGAATGATGGTCAATTGTAAATATGACTCTATCAGGTTTTCCTAATTGTCGAATGCCATATGCCATATCCATTGCAATTTTTCGCATGAACATGTTTCGGTCTTTTTCATCTTTCAATTTAGGTTCTTTTCCTTGATGCGGATACACGTGCAATGATTTGTGAAAATGGTAATTGCCATC